CCTTTATCAGTTTGTATTGGGGCAATGATTTTTTTTTACAATTTAAACAACGAGTTGTTAAGTCATACCCTGAATTATTTGAAGAAGGAGTTAGGGAACAACCTAACATCGGAACAATTGGCAACTTTGGAAAAAAATGGGGATGGTATCAGTCAATCTTTGCACTCTCTAGAGGAAATATTGAAAGATTTGAGAATATCACCAAACTCAAAGCGTTTGAATGTTTAACAATGCTAGCGTTTATGAAAGAGAAAAACGATATAGAAATTAGTCAAATTAAAAAGAATAAAATATGAAAAAGTCTAAAAAGAAAAAAATAGTAAATAATAAGTTTTGTATTACTGAAAATTGTAAATGCGACTTACAACCAGTATTAAATAATTTATTTCCTTACTACAATCCAAACTGTTTAACAGAAAGCGAATTTGATTTATTAAAAGATAATCTAATTGATAAAAACGATTTAAATAGCGATAATAAGGAGATAATTACAAAAATATATAATAGGGTATTTAAACAAAATAAAGACTATACGGACAAAGTATATAACCAAATCGAAAGGATTTACAAAGAATTTTTATGAGCCAACAAGGAACTAGAGCATTTTATCAGATAACGGAACAAATTAAAACGCAATTACTAGCCGATGTAAATTGCAATACAGTTACGTTTGGAAATATTACAGATATTGATTTATCTAAACAAACGATATTTCCTTTAAGTCATATAATGGTAAACAATGTTAGCTTTCCAAATAATACAATAAATTTTAATTTAACAGTTTTATCAATGGATATTGTTGATGTATCTAAAGAAGAAACAACAGATATATTTAGGGGTAATAATAATGAACACGATGTTTTAAACACTCAATTAGAAGTACAAAATAGATTAATACAAGAATTAAAAAGAGGAGATTTATTTACAAGTATGTATCAAGTTTTAGGAGAACCAAGTACAGAACCTTTTACAGATAGATTTGAAAATGACATAGCAGGATGGGCAGTTACTTTTGATATAATTACAAACAATGATATTTCAATTTGCGACTAATGAAATTAAACCAAGTGATAGATACGATATATAAATTTGCTGAAAATGTAAAAGCAGAAGCAAGAAAGAATTTACAAAAATCAAAAAAAGGAGGTGGCTCTTTAGATAAATCAATTAGTTCTAAATTAACTCCTACTGAAAAAGGATTTTTATTAGAATTTTTTGGAACAGATTATGCGGATTTTATTGACAAAGGAGTTAAAGGGGCAATTAAAGATAAATCAGGTGCAATTAAAAATCAACAAGGGAAATTCTACGCATACACAAACCATATGCCACCACCAAATAAATTAGATAAATGGATAGTAAGAAAAGGAATAGCACCAAGAAATAAAGGAAAATTTACAGGCAGAAAAATAGATACGGTAGGGTTTAGAAAATCAATACAATTTTTAATAGCAAGAAGTATTTATAGCAAAGGGATAAAAGCAAGTTTATTTTTTACAAAACCTTTTGAAAAATATTATAAATCATTAGCAGGAGATATTGTAAATAAATTTTTAATTGATATAGAAAATAAAATAGATAAAAAATGAGTACGAAACTAAACGCAAGAAGTCCGTTTTATTTAAACTTAACTGAACCTACTCAATCAGTACCAACTTTTGATTGTACTACTGCTAAAGGTGGATCAACTGCTAGGAACTTTGCAATTAATGATCAAGGTATTATAACACTACCTGATTTAGATTATGGAACAATTTTAAGCTATACATCTGCAGCAGGGGATTTTGCTAATAATAAATTTGCAACAGTAGCGACAGCAACAGCAAGAACAGTTACTTTGACAATAGCTATTCCAACAACAGGATATACAAATAGTGCAACAGGAAATATTACTTGCGATGTTACTTTTACTCAACCTGCTTACGTTACTAGTGGAGGATCAGCAACTTGTTCAGGTGGTCCAACTTTAAACGGAAGTATATCAACACAAGCATTAAATTCAGGAGGTGCATCTACGTCTATAAATTTAGCTAGTTTTTTTAATAGTGCAACCGAGTATATAGTTACAAATAATTATCCAACTTTTGTTCAAACAACTTTAAGTTCTTCAACGTTAGGTTTAACAAGCCAAAATATTGGAGGAAGTTTTAATATAAGCGTAGAGGGTAGAGATGCATCTTATCCAACAACTTGTAGCGTTACACAAAATTTTGCAGTTTCAATAACAGTTGTAGGTACTGCTTTTACTTGTGGAATAGCTGCTTTAAGTGGTGGAGCAATAGCACAAGATGGAACAATTACAAATCCAACTGGAGGATTAAATAGTTTTGCTAGTTCAAGTTATATTAGCACAGCATCAGATGGAAGCGCAGTTATAACAAGTTATTCTGCAAATGGTACTGGAAGTGATAGGGCAGTTACTCTATATTTTAAAACTTTAATACCTGCTAACTATACAAATTATGCAACAGGTCATTTATGGTGTGGCGTAGCTTTTACTCAACCTGCAGCTTTACCTACATTTACTTGTGATATGGCTAATTTAACAGGAGGAGGAGTTTCAGCATTAGGTTCTATTTTAAAACCATCAGCACAATTAGGAACAATTACAACTTGGACGCCTTTAAGTTTTGCAGAAGTTGGAACAATAACATCAAGATCAGTTACTTTTACAGTTACTATTCCTAGTGGTTACGCAAATAGTGGCACAATTACTTGTGCTAAAACATTTTACCAACCTGCTAATTTGCCAACTTGTCCTGCTGCAGCAACAAATATTTTTTATATATCAAGCGGAAAATCGGCATCAAGTTTTTATTGTAATGGATCGTATGCTACAACGACTGAAATTAAATCAGAAGCAACAACTATTGCTCAATTAGAACCAACAGGAACAGTATGTAGAAATGGAGCGCCTTTTGATGGTGGAAATTTATTTTATGCTGTACAAACTACAAACAGCACAGATGTAGGAACAAATGGAGGTGCTTTTTATATTATTAAAATAAACACAGAAGGAACAGTGACAGAAACACAAATAAGAACTTGTAGTGGAGGGGGAGCAGGAGGAGCAGTTTAAAATTATATTATGGCATTAGGAAAAGTAGAAGTAAGTTTATATGTGTACGATGGAACAAGTGGTAGTTTCAGTTCGTCAGATTTAAAATATTCAATATCAAAAGACAGAATTACATCTCATACAGGTATTACTTTAGAAATAGCAGAACTAGTAAGAGATTATTTAACAGTAAGTTTTAATAATGATTATACTTGCAATACAAGATGGGCAAGTGTGGTTGTAAATTATTATGATGCAGGAGGAAGTTTATTTGCTTATAGTAATCCACAGACTTTTAATTATATAGCATTAGATGGTTATGGTATTTTTGAAGACGGAGTGAATCCACAATTATCTGATAACGCTTTAATATCTGCTAATAATATTTATTTACCTGAAAACACAACAGGTAAGTTTCCTGTTTTTGCAGAGGGTGTTGGTAAAGTTATAATAGATTCAACAACGACAGAAATAACAGATAGTGGTAATTCCAATCAAAAAATACAATATATAACTATACCTGTTAATAGTAGCACTTTTAAGGTTTACGACACAGACGATCATACTTTATTAAAAACAGTTACTATTCATAATATTTGTGAACCAAAATACACACCTTATAAAGTTACATTTGTAAATAAATTTGGTGCGTTTCAAGATGTTTACTTCTTTAAAAAAACAATAGAAAGTTTTAATGTAACAGATGAAAACTATAATAGAAACATAATATCAACAAGCGCAAGTTATAATACTTATGACAATGAAAGACAGAGATATAATTTAAAAAGTAAAACTTCATTAACATTAAATACAGGATTTATTTTAGAAGACGCAACAGTAACGATTGAAGAATTATTTTTAAGTGAAAATGTATGGATTAGATACAATAGTAAAACATTACCAATAATACCAAAAAGTAAAAACTTTGAATATAAAACATCATTAAATGATAAACTAATTAATTATACAGTAGATTTTGAATTTGCTTTCGACAAGATTAACAATGTTAGATAATGTTAAGATTACAACTTTATATAGAAGAACAAGAAATAGAATTGTTTAAAGATGAAAGCATTACTTTAACACAATCTATTCAAGACGTAAGAGACATATCAAAAGTATTTACTGATTACACAAAAACATTTAGCGTACCTGCATCACGCACTAATAATAAAGTATTTAAACATTTTTATAATTTTAATATTGATGGTTACGATCCTAGATACAAAAAAACATCGGAATTACATTTAAATTATAAGCTATTTAAAAAAGGAAAAATAAAATTAGAAACAGCAGAATTAAGAAATAATAAACCGCATACCTATAAAATTACTTTTTATGGAGATACAATTAATTTAAAAGATAGTTTAGACGAAGATCAATTAAGTGTATTAACAGAATTAAATGTAGGTAATTTTGATTATTCAGACGCTAATATTAAAACATATATGGCTGATGGATTAGATGTTACATTGGGAGCAGAAGTAATTACTGACGCTGTTGTTTTTCCTTTAATAACTCATACTGCTAATTTAGGTTGGAAAGATAATAATACAAATTTTGCTGATGGTAGTTATAATTTAAGTTCTAGTGCAGGGGGATCAAATGGAGTGCCATTAACAGAATTAAAACCTGCTATTAAAATACACGCATTAATAAAAGCAATTGAAATACATTATCCATCATTAACATTTAGTACAGATTTTTTTACTATTCCATCAACCACTTCAATATATGATTCTCCTTACGGAAGCCTTTATATGTGGTTGCATTCTAGAGAGGGAACAATGTTTGGGGAGTTTACTAGTTATCCAGTTTTATTTGACACAGGAACAGTAAGTGGAGATATAGCCACAATAGGAGCACCAAGAACAAATTTATACCCTAATACAGCCAGCACCTCTCAACCAAGACAAATGAATGTAACAGTATCTCCATCTGATACAGACGATGAATATAATTTAGTAGTTAAAAAAGACGGAATAGAATTTAAAAGATATGATGGTTTAACTAACGTAACAAGAAATGGCGCTGCAACAAATGTAAATTCTCCAATGTTTGGACTTGAAACTGGGGATTATACTTTTTTTATAGAAAGCAAAACTGCTAATACTTTTACATTAACAATTACAGTTTCTCAAGGAGGTTTAATAGTGTTTTCAACACCGCCAAAAATAGTATTTACTGGGCAAACAAGCGCAGCATCAGTTAAGAAAGTAGATTTAGCATCTCATTTACCTAAAATAAAAATAATAGATTTTCTTACTGGACTGTTTAAGATGTTTAATTTAACTGCATATCAAGATACTAACGGAGTAATTAATGTAAAAACATTAGATAGTTATTATAGTGATTCAACTACTTACTGGGATATTACAGAAAACGTAGATAAAAAATCAAATAAAGTTGATACTATTATTCCTTATAAAAGAGTAAATTTTTCTTACGAGGGAACAGGAACATTTTTAGCTAATCAACACAAAGAACTGGCAAAACAAAGTTGGGGAGAATTAGACTATGTTGCAAGCGTAGATAAAAGAACGGAGGGGCAAACTTATGAAGTTAAACTTCCTTTTGAGCATATGAAGTTTCAAAAAATAAGAAATGAAACAACAGGTGCTTTTACTACGGTTGTTTTTGGTAGGTGTGTAAATGAAAGTGGGAACTCTTATTTAGGAAAACCAATTTTGTTTTTTGTTAATACTAGCTTATTAAGTTTAGGATCGTTATCATCTATTGCTGTTTACACACAAGCAGGAGCAAAAGAAACTGTTAATCAACCATATTTTCCGTCCAATCATTTAAATTCTATATGTAGTAGAGGATCAAAAACCACAGCAACAAATCCTTTTAGCAACTTTACTTTTGATGCACAAAATATACATTTTAACGCAGAGATGAGTGAAAGCTGTTTTTATCCAAACGAAAAAACATTATTTAAAACTTATTACGAAACTTATGTAAAAGATTTATTTGACGATAGGAAAAGACTTACAACTATAAAAGCGTATTTACCTATAAAAGTTACTGAAAAAATAACATTAGCAGACAAAATAATACTTGCAGATAATGCGTATAAAATAAATAAACTTACTACAAACTTTGAAAATAATTTAAGCACTTTAGAATTAACTAATACGCTAGATGAAAGAACATATCAAACAACAATGTTTGCTTTAGCTTGTGATTTTACTGCAGATATTGATATGTCTTTAAATCATCAAGACTTTAAAAATGTAACAATAGATCAAATATGTAAAGCAGGAGGTTTTGATATATTAGCTTTAAATACTGGAATGGTTAGTCCGCAACCTGCAAACTTACCGAAACAAACAACAAATTTACCTTTAGCAGTATCAGCACCAGAATATAATGTTTTAAATGTAACAGCAGCATCAAGCGCAATTATATTAAGTTGGAATGTTGAAACCGCAGGTAAAATAGGAACAGTAGATAAAATAATGGAACACGGTGTATTTATAACTACAACACAAAGTAATTTTAATGATACAACAGGATTAGAAATTTTTGATATAGATACTTTAAAAAGTAAAGCAGGTATAAGTAATTATTTTAGCACAAATATAACCCAACCATATACAGGGGGTACAACAACTAGTGATAATAATAAAGCATTATATGTTGGCAATTTAAGTTCTACAACAAAATATTATTATAAATTTTATATAAGAACAGTTAGCCCAACGATTGCGCCACAATATAATATTGCAGACACACAATCAGGAATAGGAGAAATAACAACATTATGATACAGACAATAACAAATCTTTTATCTATAATAAAAAAACATAAAGTAAGTGGTCGTTATATAGATATAGCATTAGGAAAAAATAAATTACCTGAAACAATTAAAGAGGGTTTTGAACTTCTTAAAAAAGAATTATGGCAGAAAAAATAATAGATATTAAAATAAACGCTAAAGAAGCGCAAAAGGAATTAGATTCTTTAGATAAAGAAATTCAACAATTAGAAGATAATGTTAGTGATTTTAACAGGGAATTAATAAAATTAGAAAAACAATTATTAGCAACAAGCAAAGGTTCTAAACAAAGAGAAGATTTAAATAAAAAAATTGCTAAAACAAGAAACTTAATTAAAAAAGAAACGCTCGCATTAAAAAACAATAACAAACAAAAAACAAGATTAAACAAAGGTACTCAACAACTTAATAAAAAATTAAAAGAACAAGCCAAACAACATAATGAAGTTGCAAAAGGTTTAACAAAATCTATTGGAGGAACTAGCGCATTAGATAGAGCAACTGGTGGTTTATTTAGTTCGTTTCAAGGATTGACTAGTGGTTTAACAGCAGCAATAAGATCATTAGGGTTTTTTAAAGTTGCATTAATATCTACAGGAGTAGGGGCTTTAATTGTTGCTATTGGATCGCTTACTGCTGCTTTTACTAGTAGTGAGGAGGGACAAAACAGACTTACTAAAGCATTAAATAGAGCAAAAGCTGTAATGAGTAATGTTATTTCAGTTGCAACAGAACTTGGAAATAATCTTTTAAATATAGGAAGTAGTATAAAAAACTTTTTTACAGGAGATGGAGGATTAGAAGATATTGGAAATGCTATTACAAATACTTATGAAAATGTATCAGATAGAGTTAAAACTTTAGGAGATGATATAAAAGAAGATATTAAGGCAGCAGATAAATTATCTGACGATATAGCTAAAGCTGATAAAATAGATAGAAAATTAAAAGTTGAAAGACAAAAAGCTAATGTTAGAATTAATGATTTAAGAACAAAAGCATATAATACAGAAAAATTTAATAACGAGGAAAGAATTAAGTTTTTAGAAGAAGCTATTAGAATAGAAGATGGAATTACAAATAAAGAAATAGAAGCTGCTAGGTTAAGATTTGAAGCTAAAAAAGCAGAAAATGATATGGTTGCAGAGGTTCGCAAAGAGGATTTAGACGAACAAGCAGATTTAGAAGCAAAATTAGCAAATTTAGAAGCTAAAAAAATAAACAGACAAAGAGAAGTTGCTAATCAAAGGCAAATGATACTTCGTAAAGAAAAAGCTGAACAAGAAAAAATAGAAAGAGATGCAGCAAAAACAGAAGAACAAAGATTAAAAGAATTAGAAGAAAAAAAATTAGAGCAACAAGAGTTAGCAGCAGAAATTGAAGAAGAAAGATTAAGAAACATTGAAGAAAATGCACAAAGAGAAATTGAAGCAAAAAGACAAGTAGCGCAAGCAGAAGAAGTAATAAGATTACAAAATATTGATAACATTGCAAAAGGATTTTCTTTATTATCACAATTAGCAGGAGATAATAAAAAATTACAAGCACTAGCTTTAATAGGAGAAAGTGCAGCAGGGATAGCTAGAACAATTATTGAAACACAAACAGCAAATGCAGCAGCAACAGCACAAGGAGCAGCATTAGCTATACCTACAGCAGGAGCATCAGTTGCAACAGCAGCGGCTTTAGTTACTTCAAATAACATAAGCGCAGGATTAGGAATTGCTTCTAATATTGCGGCAACAGCAAAAGGATTACAAGCATTAGGAGGAGGAGGTTCACCACCTAGTGCAAGTCAAGGAGGAACATCTAATACACAAAAATCGCAAGCACCTAGTATAAATGTAGTCGGTGCAGCACCTGAAAATCAATTAGCGCAAGCGTTAGGAGAACAAGAACAAAAACCAGTAAAAGCGTTTGTAGTAAGTAGCGATGTTTCTACTGCACAATCACTAGATAGAAATATAATAGACAATGCGTCTATTGGTTAAAATCAATTATAAGAATTAAATACGTAATATAAAAAAATGAAAGAGATAAATGAAGAAACAAAGTTTCAAGTAAGTATTAAGTCCTTAATAGCAATAGCTGTTGGGATATTTACTTTGGTAGGAATGTGGTTTGCTTTACAGGCAGACATAGAAGAAGCAAAAGAATTACCAAAGCCTGAAGTAAGCAGAACCGAATACGATTTAAAAGATCAATTAATAAGAGAAACTATTTTAAATACAGAAAAAAAAGTTGACGAAAACGGCAAAACTTTAGATAAAATAGAAAATAGATTATATGAAATTAATACTATAAAAAAGAAAAGGTGAATTATTTAGCAATTTTAATGGTATTATTATTTAGCGTTCAGCAACCTGAAATAAAACTTTTAGAAATAAATGCTGAATGGAACAAAAGGAATGATGTAAAGTTAAGCACCCTACCAAAAGAGTATAATGGCATTCCTATAAAAAAAGATTATGCATTATTAGAAAATCAAGCGCCAAGTTTAAAAGCTAGTATTAATGCTGTTCCAGTTATTATTCTAATTATAGATGGTAAACTTAAATTTCAATGGACAGCGGATTTATCATTTGAATTAAAACTAGATAAAGAAGAAGTTATAGAGGTTCTTGATAAAACTTTTAAAGTAAACACACCTGTAAGGCGTAGAACAAGTAATTAATAAAATAAAAATTATGAAAATAGTAGAATTAGTTTTAGATGAAGAAGATGAGTTAAACGGAATTGAAGCGATTAGTATCGTAGAAAATCCTGCAATAGAAGAAGATTTTATTGCATTAAAAGATCAACAGGTAAAACTAGCAGAAGTAGATAAGCAAAAAAAGATATTAATGGGAGCATTACTGATTCCTAATAAACCCATTTACAGACAAAGTGGTGAAGAAGAATATTATATTTATTTCAGCCGTGATACTGTTTTAAAAGCATCACAAAAATATCTTAAATCAGGAAACCAAAAAAATAGCACTTTAGAACACCAAATGAATATACAAGGATTAACGCTTGTTGAAAGTTGGATAAAAGAAGATAAGGTACACGACAAATCTGTTAAGTATGGTATGGATGTTCCTGTTGGAACTTGGATGGGAAGTGTTAAAGTTGATAATGACGAAGTTTGGGAAAACTATGTAAAGACTGGATTAGTAAAAGGATTTAGTATTGAGGGATACTTTGCTGATAAAGCAGAATCGCCAAAAGACAAAGGCATTAAAGATGAACTTTCAAACGCAGAAGAATTAATAGAAAAAGTTAAAAAAATAATAAGTGAGTAAATATTCAATTAAACCACAAAGACACAGAAGTAGTTCTCCAAGAAGTTCAAAAAGAGGATGCTTATGTAGAGACGGTTCTTATTCAAGAAAATGCTGTGATGGAAATTATTTTTCACAAGGAATAGGAAAAGTTTAAAGTATTAAAAGATAGATGGTTACAATCTTAAATACAAAATAAATAATAATTAACGTAATATAAATATGAAAAATCCAGTAGAAATGCTTAAAGATATAAAAAACTTATTGGGTGTAGAACTTTCTGAAACAAAAGAGGTTAAAGAAGAATCTAAAGAAACGAAAGAAATAGTTTTAGCTCAATTAAATTTAGAAAACGGTACTATTCTTGAATCAGAGGTATTTGAGAAAGGCAACGAAGTTTTTATTCTAACAGAAGACGAGAAAGTGGCTCTGCCTGTTGGGGAATATAAACTTGAAGACGGAAGAACTTTAGAAGTAACGGAAGAAGGAGTTATTAATTCTATCGAAGTTAAAGCAGAAGAATCTTCTGAAGAAGAAGAAGAAAAAGAGGAGGAAGAAATGGAAGAAGATAAATATCCAACTCGTGAAGAATTTGACGCTCTTAAAAAAATGGTAGAGGGTATGATGGGCGAAAAAAAGGAAGAAGAAGAAGAAGAATTAAAGGCTGAACTTTCTAAACCTGCAACTCAACCTATTAAACACACACCTGAACAAAAACAGGTTAAAAAAGTATTACATTCACAAAAAAGAAGTAATAACACATTAGATAGAGTAATGAATAAAATATTAAATAAATAATTATAAAAAATGGCAACAACAACAACAAGTAATGATGTATTAAGAGCAAGATCAAAACAAGAAACTTTGACAACTACTCAAGATATTCCTGCAAACAAGGCAGGTTACGAATTTAATATAGCAACAGACGCAAAAGTAATGACGTTACCTTTAATTGATAGTAATAATCTTGGTATGGAATTTACTTTTAGAAACACAGGTGCAGATGGTAATAATACAATCACGTTATCACCAAACGCCTCTGATGGTATTAATGGAAGTATTGCTAATGCTGCAGCAGATTCAGTAGCAAGTGGTACAGTAAATAAAGATTTAGTAAACACAAAAGCAACAGCGAACAAAGGTGACTGGGTTACAATTAAAGCAGTCGCAGCTACAGCGTGGTATATTACTGGTGGTGTAGGAATTTGGGCAAGTGAAGCGTAATAATTAATAATAAATAATAAAAAATGGCAACAACTAATACAATAACTACAACGTATGCAGGCGAGTTTGCAGGTGAATACATTTCGGCAGCTTTACTTTCTGGAGATACGTTAGATAATGGCGGAATTACAATTAAGCCAAATGTTAAACATAAAGAAGTAATCAAGAAAATTGCAACAGATGGTATCGTTAAGGATGCAACGTGTGATTTTGATCCGACATCAACTGTTACGTTGACAGAAAGAATTATAACACCTGCTGAATTACAAGTCAATTTACAATTATGTAAAAAAGATTTTCATTCAGATTGGGAAGCTGCTCAAATGGGATATTCAGCATTTGATAGTTTACCTCCTAAATTTAGTGATTTTCTAATTGGACACGTTGCAGCAAAAGTAGCACAAAAAACAGAACAAACTATTTGGAATGGTGCTGCAGCAACTGCAGGTGAGTTTGGAGGATTTAAAGAACTATTATTGGCTGATGGTGATGTAAACGACGTTACAGCAACTACTGTGACTTCTTCGAATGTTATAGCACAGCTTGGTGCGATAGTAGATGCAATTCCATCAACGCTATACACTAGCGAAGATTTAAATTTATATGTTTCTCAAAATATTGCTAGAGCATATGTAAGAGCATTAGGAGGATTTGCAACTAATGTAGGTGCAGCAGGTACAGATAATAAAGGTACACAATGGTTTGAAAATAACCTTTTATCTTTTGATGGAGTAAAGATTTTTGTCGCTAATGGTTTAGCTGATAACACAGCAGTAGCAGCAGAAAAAACAAATCTATTTTTCGGTACTGGTTTACTTTCAGATCAAAACGAAGTAAAAGTGATAGATATGGCTGATATCGATGGTTCGCAGAATGTAAGAATCGTTATGAGATATACAGCAGGAGTTCAATATGGTATCGGTGGCGATATTGTTTTATACTCTTAATAAATAAATTAACCAATAAAAATAGGGTAGGTAAGATTATATCTGCTTACCCTTTTTTAATTAAAATAAAATAGATATGGCTTGCGATTTAACGTTGGGTAGAAAAGAACCGTGTAAGGACGTAGTTGGAGGAATTAAAGCAGTATATTTCGTAGATTTCGGAGATATGGGAACTTTAACTCTTTCAAACGATAACCTTGTAGATGCGACGGGTACTTTTACTGCCTTTAAATATGAACTAAAAGGAAATAGCAGTTTTGAACAAACTGTTAATGCATCTCGTGAAAATGGAACAGTTTTTTACGAACAAACTTTAAATTTAACTTTGAAGAAACTGACAAAAGAAGATAACCAAGAGCTGAAATTACTGGCTTACGGAAGACCACAGGTGGCGATAGAAGATTATAATGGTAATTGTTGGTTTATGGGGAGAGAAAATGGAGCAGATGTTTCAGGTGGAACAATAGTAACAGGAGCAGCAATGGGTGATTTAGTAGGATATACGCTTACTTTAACAGGACAAGAAACCTTACCTGCTAATTTTATGAACAATGCAACTAGCGGAAATCCTTATGCAGGATTAAGTAGTGCATCACCTACTATTACACAAGGAACTAATAGTTAATATTTTTTCATTTGTTTGTTAAATGAACCCTTACAGAAATGTAGGGGTTTTTTTATGCAATATTAATTATTATCTTCGTTATATAGATATGAAAGTATTAACT